TAAGAAGCTGTCTAGTAGCTTTCTTAGACATGCCTTCTTTAAGACTTTTTACAGCCAGAGCTCTGAACTTATCTGCTTTAGATTCAGTTGAACGAGTAGTGTATTCATCTACCTCTAAGAACTTTACATCTATCTCGTGTGATACACTGTTTGATGTAAGCATGGAAGCCATTGCGAACTCCTGGAAAACCTTTGTGGTAGATGCCTAGGATTAACTTGCCGTCACGTTCAGGGATCTCGTTATATAGGGAGAGGGTTTGATAGCTGATGTCGTAGTTAGCGGCGTGGCCAGTCTTTTTACCCCAGTCCCGCCAAGGCTTCTCACCATTCCCAATGGGGGCGTGAGTAGTCTTGGGGTTAAAGTCTCCGGGCAGCTTACCTGCGTAGTACAAGTTAGCCATCATAATAGAGACCATACTATGAACATCCTTACCAGTTTCAAAACATTCTATCATCTGGGAGATGCGGCCGATATAGGCGACTAGTCTATTCTCGGCTTGACTTAGGTCCATTCCATAGAAGACATATCCCGGGTCGGCTAAGAAGTGGGTAAGAACTCTATGGGGTTGGTTCTGAAGATTGTTTCCGGTTCCAAAGATATTCTCTGAGGAAGACGCTCTAGAAAATCTAGTTCCGACTGGATTATACGAGCATCGCATTCGACCATCACTGTCAACCTTTCCAGGATCAAGGAAAGTAGAGCGTTCTTTTCCGAGACCTCGAAGTTTGAGGATGAGTGAAGCTTCTTTATAACCTTTTCTTGCAATTCGCTTAAGTGCTTTCTCATCTGTAGTAACTGATCCGTCTTTTCCTTTATATGCCGGTAGTCGTTTGGTAACATAGAAGTACTCCTTGACTTGTTTTGGGGAGTTTGGGTTGAGTGGAAAGCCGGCTAACTTTTGTAACTGGGCGAGGACTTGTTCTAGTTCATTGCCCATCTCATCATATGCTTGCTGCATGGAGCCAAGGTTTATCTTAATCCCATGTTCCATGATGTAGACATATGGGAGGATGGAGAGACGTTTGCGTTCATATGCCGGGTAATTGTGCTGCTTTATGAGGCTGTTGATTTGCTTCGGATAAGCATCAGCACAAACTACAGAGTCAAGTGCATTGTATCTCCATCCAGATTCCCAACTACCTATTCCCTTAAGCCAGTATTTTCCATCATCTTTGTAATACGGAATATCAGTGTACATTGAGCAGATAAAGTGTAACCCCACAGGGTAATCTGTAAGAAGAGTTTTCTGCGCCACCATGGTATCGTGGATGTTGGTAGTTTTGATTCCATACTTCCTCATCATATATGTGCAATCGAAGACTAGGTTTTGACCTAGGATAGGAATGTCAGGGTCTTCCAAAATCCTGGCAATCTTAATTAGAATATCAGCCTCTTGTGGAGGGGTAAAGTAATCTCCATTCTCAAAGGTAAAAGGAATGCTGATGACATCTGTTGAGGTGTAGGCGAAGGATATGCAAGTCATTTCCCCGTTGAATACGTCTACCTCGATGTCATATGCGATGGGGTTTCCAAGTTTACCCCATAACTCACAGGTTTTTAGAAATTGTAGGGACTGTAGGTATGTAGGCCGGATGGTTATACTACGTTCCAGTGGATGCCAACGGTCTTCAGCGACTTCCTTGGCACGTTTAAGATCGTAGATGAGTAGTCGCTTGTTAGTATACTGGAGCCATATAGTGTTGGGATGATTGCTTGGGATTAATAGTTTGCCTGACACTAGAGTGGGGCTAATAACACTTCCACGCCACTTAGTTACACCAACTCTATCCGCTAGGGCATAGAGGGGGATGTTACCTAGGGCTATTATCACTTTGCCTGTACAAGAAGAGAGTTCCTGGGCGAGTTCATCTATGTAGACCTGTCCCTTTTCAGTAACAGTTGTGCCCTTTCTAGGATTGAATGAAATGTAGTTGGAGATTATCTCATCACAATCCTTGATGACGTAGGTTAGATAGCAATCAGCCTTGTTTATTCCAGCAATGTTAAGGCAGTCGAAAAGTTCAGTACCGTCCATACCAGCAAAAGGCCGGCCATTCATTATGTCTAACCTTCCCGGCTGGTCTCCGACTATGATGTACTTAGCATCTTTCTTTCCCCTTGGGGGAATATAGGTGGAGCGCATAGTCAGTCCTCAATCAGGTCGTGGAGCATCTGAATGTAATGGGCCAGTTTGATTTTGTCTAGACGGTTCTGGCCCGGGCGAGCATTCTTGCCGTGTCTGTTGAGGTATCGTTTGATGTTGGTTAAGAAGTCCTGCTCATCGAAGTCGGTACACTGGTCGAGGCCCTTATCTCCATACTGAGGGACGGTGTATTTCTCGATATGGTTAAGTACTTTGATCGAGAATTCCTCCCAATCCTTACCACGTTCTGAGAGTTGCATTACATTATTCCCCTATTCTTGAGTTCAAAGAAGCAGCGCATGGTCGCAGTGATGTCAGCCATAGCATCATGGGCATCAGAGAAGTCTTCCTGGAATAGGATGCGATGGAGTTCCTCTAGCTTTGGAAACTTAAAGCCCTTCCTACCACTTGGAAAAGGGAGCTTACAATAGTTAATAGTAGATTGCATGGTGCAATAATAGGGGAGGTCATTAATCTCTCCCATCATCAAGTCTGAGTCAGGAAGTTTCTCCTGGATTTGAGCTGCAGTTATTTGAAATAGTTTGATGTCGAAGTTAAAGTTATGACAAGCTAGGGCCTCAGCACTCATGGCCAGTTCATGGAAGTGTGCGAAGACTTCCTCCGGCTCAATGCCTTCATCGTTGGCACGCTCAGCGGAGATGCCATGAGCAGCTAATGCGTACTTGTTGATGGGAGTAGATCCGATCTTCACCAGGGTGTTGATAGTTTCTAAGATTTCTCCATCAGGTGTGGCCAGAGCTGCACCTACCTGGAGGATTTTAGGTTGGGAGGGATGCTTATAAGGATGTTTTGTAGGGAGGCCCGTAGTTTCTGTATCAAAAAATAAAATTAAATTACTCATTATATTATCCCTCCGGGTAGTAAGATTTAATATTGACTACAAAGCCATCTTTGAAGTCCTTAGTCAGGTCATTCCCGAAACCTTTACACAAGGCTCGTTCAGCAGCAATCAACGATACTCCGCTCCCTAAGAATGGGACATAAACTGTTTGGTTGGGCTTAGTGAAGGTCTCGAAGATTGCATCCATCAACTCGATGGGCCTCTGAGTTGGGTGATATTTCTGAGTGTGGGCCAGAGGGGAGAAGGCAAAGATATTTGACCGGCCCATCTTTTCAATCTTGGGGCTGCCCTTGCGGCAGTAGAAGAAGGGTTCATATGTATTGGCCAAGAAAGTTTCGGGCTGCATAGTTTGACCATTCGGCTTAGCCCAAATCCCTGGGAGGAGGTTAAACTTGAAGCCAGTATTAGATAGCCATTGTGAGATCTTGTGAAACCATGGGTCCATCGCGAACCAGCATATTAGCCAACTGTCTGGACGTAGGATGCGATAAGATTCTTTGAATACCTCGACCATTAACTTCTCATAGTCACCAACAGATACTTCATTATACCCGAGCATTGCACCTTGGGTTTTCTTAGAGTGAAGATCCATAGCGTAGGGCGGATCTATCTCAATGAAGTTCACTGAGTTAGGGGGCATAGATTTCATGGTGATAAGGCAGTCACCAAGTATGTAGGAGTCAACTAGACGATTGATCCGGCCAGTCTTTCCTTTAATCTCACGCTTAAACTTGTCGGATGCTTCTACATTGGCCAGCTTCTTACCGACGGACTTAAGTAGTTTCATTGCATCTGACTTGGATTTACATTTGTCCAAGCCCAGATCGGGGAATTGTTCTATGGCGTCCGCAAGTTTGAGGTCCTTACTGAGGTTAGTAGGAGACTCTTTCAACAGGCGGGCAGTGTCAGATTGTGACCACCCGGCTGAGTCCACACTCTTACCATACTTCTGCCCGTGGATAGATATTTGCAGATCATTGATCTTACGTTTGAGGGCAATTTCCTCGACGAAAGACATCTCTTTGCGATCAAGATTCTCGGCCAACTCTATGGCTCTATAGTCAAGTTCAGTTAGAGGATAGTCAAAGATCTTGGCGGGGACTGTAGTCCATTTAAGCTCAGTGATGGCTTGCATTCTACGGCCACCGGCTAGGAGGGTATACTTCTTATCAGACTTAGGCCCGTCGATGTTTAGAACTGCTGTAAGGCCTACGGCAATGGGAGTGATTAGGCCCTTACTTTCAATCGAGTACATGAATTGAGCTATGTTACCGTAGTCCTTACGGAATCTGTCACCGATTTCTATGTCAGAGACGTTGATGTTTTGTAGATTGGATTCTTTATTCATGAGAGTAGACCTTTCATTAGTTCAGCGGCCAGGGCTTTCTTTGCATCTTCACCCAATCCATTGGTGTAGGCAAAGATATCCTGCTGCTTCAGGTTTGATTTCTTGGGGGCGCGTGCTACCTTGGCTGGAGTTGAGACTTGCTTACGCATTGATTTCTCAGGGCGTCGGCGACGGTTGGCACGAATAGTGTGGAGTAGTTCAACTACTTCTGAGTAGGGCATCTCGGTGATGGATAGCCGGAGGGAATCTATGGTGGCCATATCTATTCCTTAGCTACAGAATGGGTATACTCCTTACCTGCCTTAGCCAGTTGTAGCATGTCAAGGTGACCAGATAGAATGGGGGCCAGAGCCTCGAATCCTCCTTTGGCATGAATGGCTATAATGCCATCAATTAGAGCGTGAAATATTACTTTCTGAGTCCCGTGGGGGAGGATATCTCGGAGTTTAAAGTACTGGTCCTCCCTTATTTCGACTGATAGTCGGGGGTTGAAATCTTCCTTTGCCATATTTTTCTCCAAAGAAAGGGGACCGAAGTCCCCTCTCCATTGCTATGTCACATTATGTTATAAAGCAAATAATTACTCAGTTTGAAACTTCATCCAATCTTCCGCTAGGCAATCCGATACAGATGGTACCCATCCAGGTTGCTACTTTCCTTGGGCATTCCATAATGCAAAGTAAGGTTGGGAATCTAAAGGAGTCTCCTTTCCTATATACTTTGCAGTACGGTCATTTACCTTAGCTCCAGGTTCCTGGGTGTTGAATGATGGGAGTTTAAGTTCTGGCATCAATACTACCCACTGTCCCTTACCATTCCACCCATAGCGGTAACATCTATGGCCAAGTTTAAGTTGAATTAAAGCCTCACTGAAATTCATGTTAAGCTCCAGTGATAAATTTCTTGACGTTGTTCTGGGCGCCGTACTCCTGAGATTCGGTACGAGTAAGGATAGCATAACCTTCTCGGCCGATCATAGAATTGAAGTTAATCTCGGTGAGGTTAAAGGCCTTCTTAAAGCACTCGAGTTCCCACTTGTTGGAGTTATTCTTCTTCGCATCCAGATCCTCGGACGGCAGGCCGAAGAACTTGGAGAAGCCCTTAGAGGAAGGCTCGGAGGGGATGTCAAAGTTGATCATGAAATACTTGTTGCCATTACTGTCGAGGCAAATAATCTTGCCATCCTTCTTACGGAGGCCAGTAATACGGATCTTATACTCACCGTCTTCGACCGCGGTAGGTTCTACGGCATCACTGGTATCGATGTCCAGGAAGTCTTCAGATGCGGAGGAAGTAGAATCGGCTTGATTAAATTCGTCATAACTCATGGTAATTCTCCTGTTGTTTAGGGTAGTTGTTGGGTGGGGATGATTAGTTGTTTGAACTAAGAAGTTCCAATGCGCCTTTGAGTTTGCCTATGATTTTATCCTTGTCTTTGATGTTAGAGAGTCCCTCCACCTTGGAGATTAATGTTTGGGTTACACTTAGGATTACTTCCAGAGGGCTTGGACCCATAGATTCCTCAACCTGTGGAATGGGAGGATTTACTTCTGGGACCATCTCTTTCTTTGTGGTAGTTAATTTCATTACTCATACCTCGAATTTAATTTTAGATTTATCCAGGCCTACCCCGGAATAATACTCGTCGATTCTATCTGAGACTTTACGCAAGTCGTTGGGAATTTGAGATGGAAACATTCCGTAGGGGGACTTAGCGTTTGTGAATCCATCTGATTGGGTAGTAAATATATACTTTCTAGCGTCCCTCTCCCCTACTACATCAGAGTAAAGAACAATAGTACTTAAACCCTCAGGTGTGATTTTATCATCTAATAATTTTCCCAGAGTTTTCATCTTCCTTTCTCCTGAAGTAGTTTCCTCTTCATGGGTTAAGAAATAAATCTTCAGCCCTGGGCGGAGTTTTGTTGCCAGAATTAAAATCTCCCAGATATTTCTTGCCATCACTGTGAATTTATCGAATCCTTTCACAAGTGCTTTGTCCATGTACTCATGGCACATTATGTATTGGGCATCGTCTATAACAAGTGAGTTAAATTTTGGGTCGTCACTCACAGTTTTCATTATCCTACGAATAGTATCCGCGTTGGATTGGGTAAGACAATTAACTTTATCTACATACTTCAAACCATTTTGAAACGGTAGGGGTTTACCAATTACTGATATAATAAATGTGGAATCTGGGTCTAAGTTTCTAAGGGCAGTTGATTTACCTCGTCCAGATTTACCTATTACCATAACCAGAATTGATTTCTGTCCCTTGTACATATTTACTACATCAGGATTTTCTATTACATTTTCATCAGACATAAATTCCCCTCACTTTAAAAGTATTTCTAGGGTTCCTGTTATTAGCTTGTTCTAATCTTGAACTCCACTTGCAATTATCTAAAGTGTAATTCTTATTAGAATCTATTCTATCTAAAGTCATACCTTGAGATGGATATCCCATGTCAGCTAAGAAGTTTTCAAAATTTCTCCATTCATCACATACTGTTATTCCTCTACCTCCATATCTATAATAGGCTTCATTGTTAGGATTAGTACATCTAGCTATCATATTCTGCCAGACTATGTATATTGCAGAACGGTTATTATTTCTAGTATGCCCATGAGTAGTAAAGGCATCTCCATTCTTACCACATCCGCAAGATTTACTGGTGCCATTTCTAAGAGTTGTACCAGCTATTGATACTTTAGAGCCGCAGTCACACTGACATAACCAATAGGCTACTTGCGCCTTATTATTTTTATCTGCACGATGGGCATCACGTTCAATCACAGTTAATTTACCAACTTTAAATCCCACCATGTCTTTAGCTTTCATAGTACAACTCCTTAAATGTTATTTAAGTCTGGCTTTTATTACGGCAGCAACCTCACTTTTTAAGTCTGTCCACATTTTTTAAGGCATGTAAATATTAATATCCTGAACCCCTATTGATTTGCACCATTTTACTGTATCGAATGATGGACAGTCTTTTGCTGCAAATTGGAAATGTCCTCCCACTTTAACTGAAGGATTTTTTTTGATAACATCTAAAATATATTTTGCCTGGCGTTTATCGTCCTCAAACAGCAGATACAGTTCTATTATTTTGGGGCAACGTTTACGGAGGAGATGGCTTGTATGCAAAAAGTACTGAGTTTTACGATGATTCAGTTGCTCGGCCTATACCTGAATTGCCTGGGTTCACTTTTAGAACCAATACAAAAGGTTCACGTGCTATCAATATATCAGGAACTTATTATGCTGGGGCATCATTTTAAATTTAATTAGTTATGTGGAATGCACTTAAAAATCAGATAATAGATTCAGTTTATCCGAATGGTAACAACGAGATAACAGGGCAACTTCTTCAAGATGTTCTTCTGGATATCGTTGATGCTCTTGGCAGCTCTTATGGATTTCTAGGAGTAGCAACACCTGTTACTGATCCAGGTA